GAATATGTGTTTTCCTTTCAGTGTTAGGAGGTCAGTGACCAATAAGGTCGGCTGTCTAACGGCTGCGAAGTTTCTGCAAAGCAACCTGATTTTTTCTCAGGCTCAATGTAGAAACTGGTGCAACAGTAACAGGCTCATTGCGCTTGCGCAACTCTGCAACCGTCTGCTCATAGGCAGGGAAGGTAACAACACTCACATCAAACAGTTGAACCTCACGCAGTTCACGAACTGAACGATCAGCATTCCACGAATCCTTAACTGTGCGAAACGCAAAACTCATCTGCGACAAATCGCCACGCTTCATTGCTGACATGATTCGTGCAGCGTCAGGGTTCATTGGATCAAGTTCTGCTTCAACACGCAAACCACGCTCATCCTCCTCAAGCGCAAGAGTGCCAGACTTAGAGCGTGCCAACGGTACGCCTTCATGATCAATCAACAAACGCACATCAGCACCATCATTCAAAGTCTTTGAGAAAGCCCCACGCTTAACAAACTCTGTGAAACCCATGTACTCAGATGGTGAATCCCAAATGGCTGCATAACCAACAATCGTTCTGCCTTCATTCTCTGCACGAACCTCAAGATTGGAATACGCAATGCTGCGCTTCTCATCTACTTCAGTTGCCACCCATTGCACAAGTTCGCTCATAATTTTCTACCTTACTATTCGGAATCTAATCTTTCCACAACACGATACGCATATTCCTGCGCCCTGCGTGCTGAAGCCTTAGTTGCACCACCACCCCACAGCAACATTGCCACCAAACCTGCAGTGATCTCATCACCTTGCACAGCGTCTAAATCGTCAATGTGTCGTGCAATCCATGCACCAATCTTGCGCCACTTTGCTTCACTGATCTGACCTGCAGCCATCTTGCGTGCATCCTCAACGGTCTGTGGCACAAGCCCATCACCAGACAAACCCTGCTCATGCAATGCCAGACCACGCTTGGCTGAAGCACGCATAAACGCAGGCGCAGACAAATCAACTGCACGATATTCAGAATCCTCAATTTCCTCATCTGGCTCATCCTCAAGTTCATCCTCAAGTTCATCCTCCAGTTCATCCTCCATCTCATCAGCCTCATACGAAGCCTTTGCCTGCATCAGAATCGTTATCGCTGAATCAATAAACGCAACCATCTCATCATTGCGTTTGCTCATCTTGCGCTGACCAACTTGACCTGCAGGTTCTAAACCTTCAGCCAAAGACTGTGCAACCATACGATCAATGGCATCCTGCTTGGTGTCATAACAGGCAAGAGTTGTTGCAGAACCGTCTGATTCAATCTTTACTGCAGCCCAATTAGAGCAATCGGATTGATTTGCTGATATTCCGTATGGCATTAGTCTGCGTCAATCGTGATAATGCGGATCACTTCTGTTTGACCTGATGCACAGATCCCCCACAGACCATCACCTGCACCAAGCCCACCTTGAATTGGCGCAGTGTGTTTCACAATAGGGAAACCCTGCGCTGCAGTCACATCTGCACCACCAATATAAACAGTGTTGTTTCCTTCAATCTGCACATAGACAGGGCGGTTCAAGTTGTCTCTAGGTACTAACTCAACAACGGTATCTGTAACAGTTTTTTTGTAGGCTTTCATAACAGTTCCAATACCTCAAGATCATCCAATTCTGCAACCCATGCAAGAATACCAACTGCCTGCGCAGAAGCACCACCAAGAGTAACAGATGATGATGCCTTAATAGTTTTGATTGGCTTGGGTTCAACAATTGGTTTTTGTTTCTGAATTGGTTTAATTTCAGCAACTTGTTGTGGCTCTACTGGTTTTGGTCTTTGAGGGAAGTTCGGCTGCAAGAACACCCTGCCACCCGAACCTGCAGGTTTCGTTACTGGTGTGATCGTTGCTGTTGCAGCAGCACTCAACTGCCCAAGCAACGCTGCAGCAATGTTCTCTCCACCGATTTGATATGTCGCTGAAGCAGTTACACCACCCAATTCACTAGATGCTGAAGTTTCATTGGTGATGATCGCTTGTGATTCTGCCGATATAGATCCAAGTTCAGAGTTTCCTGAAACAAACTGTGATGTGCTTGTTTGTGCTGTTGCAGATATACCCCCCAATCCGACTGATAATGAAGCAAAGGTTATTGTTGTAGAAGTTGAGGTTGCTGTTAGCGATCCAAGTTCTGCTGATGCAAAGTCTTGATTGATTATTTGTGCTGTGGCTGTAGAGGTAAGTGAGCCAAGTTGTGCTGACGCTGAATCTTGATTGGTTATTGTCGCTGTTGCACTTGCCGATAGACCACCTGCGTCTGATGCTGCTAAAGCAATTATTGTTACAGATGATGTTGCTGAAGCAGAAACACCTTGAAGCGTTGCTGTTGCAGAAGTTGAATTGACTATTGTTGCTGTCGCTGCTGCCGTTGCCGAACCCAACCCTGATTGGGCTGTTGCGTTCATTGGGAATGGCGAACCATCCAAACCAACATTGGCATCATTTAATGCGCTGGTGTTTAAGGTGAAGCGTGAGAACGCCATGATGCCTTAACTTGCGAGCGTTAGTGAAACTGTTAAAGCACCAGATGCGATAGTGAAAGTATCTCCAGCGTTATAGGGGTTGCCTGTGATTGCACCAGAGAACAAGAAGTTTCCTGATGTTGCTGCATCCCACGCTGTAAAAAATGTTGCTGTTTGTGATCCAGCAATGTTTGTCCAAGTCACATCAGCATCAGAAGTCAGAACACCTGCAGATGCAGTTCCGAATGATGCTGCTTTTCGTGTGGTTTCTGTTGCAGGGTTTGCTGTTCCGTTTGATGATGGATCGCCAACATGAAGTTTCACATACACCTGTGCAACAGCAAAAGAAGTGTTGTTACCCACAGCATTAAGCCATGAGCCAGCCAAATATGAACTTAATCCAGTTGCCATTATTCCTCAATCCTTTGTTCTGTAATAGAAATGATACGCCCATCAGCATCACGCTCAACAGATCTGCGCACCATCTTTGCTTCTGGCATGGTCACATTCACAACCGTTTCAGGGATGTTGATGGTTTGTGGTTTAAGGTTCACAATAGGTGAATCAACTTTCACACGCTGTTGAGGCATATTTATAGAAATGTCTTGTGGAGTTTCATTGATGATCAATGACTGTGGTTCGTTGTTTCTGTAACTGCGTTCTGGTGGAATTGAATCAGTACCTAATGTTGGCAACTCTCCACCCTCAACACCAGCGATAGGTGCGCCAGCAACACCAAGAACAAACTGATCTCCACCCTCATAAGGTTCACGGTTCTCAATCTCACGGGCTTCATTAGGTGTAAGTGTTCCAGACATAATCTGTGCCTGCTGCGCACGAACTCTTGTGCCAAGATCAGCACGCAAAAACTCCTCTGGGTTGAAACGCACAGACTCACCATAAGGCAACATTTCGCTAAACGCTGATTCCAGACGGCGAACCCAACCAAGCAGCGTGTACTTAAAGAACGCTGAACCCAACGCTTCAATGTTCTGATAGGTCTGCGAATCTCCACCAGTGCCAATGATCAGGTGCAATGGGATGCGATACACACGGGCAATATCACGAATAATTGATTCTTTGTGTTCCAACATTTGCATATCGGCTGCACTGGTTGTGATGCTGCGCCATTTCAAACCACCCTGCAATACTGCAGGCTTCCTGTGTTTATAGTGTGATTCAACCCAATTATCACGGATCTGGCGTGCCTGCTCTGTGGTTAGTGAGCCATCTGTTTCTAATACTGATGATGGTGTTGCGCCTTCACCGTAGAACTGTGCAAGGAAACGATCCATTGCCAAGCCCATTCCAACTGTGTTGCGCATTGTTTCTAATGGGCTGATTCCTCGCAACTGGTTCGGAAGGATTGCCCAATGGATTGCACGAACATCTTTGCTGGAGTATTGGACTTTGCCTAGATCATAAATCATTTCACCTGTGTCTGTGATTGCAATTCCTTTGACAGCGTGGGGATGAATATTGCGCATTTCAACGGGAAGTCCGTCTGCGCCTCTTGGTGCATAAATGTAGGCGTTGCCATGTAATGCAAGAGTGAGCATTGTTTGATGCACGAACTCAAACATATTTTGGTGGTCGTTTGGTTGCTGGAATACTGATGGTGTTGGTAGTTTTTCAATTCTGTCTGCTCTCTTGCGCACCAGTTCAACGGGCATTGATGCAATGGAATCTGCAAGGATAGTCACAGATGCGAGAACTGCGCTATGTGCAACAGCAGTTATCTCTGTAACAATTTCACCTGACCAGTTGTTATACAACGGGCGTGCAGTTATCTGATACGGGTCAATGCTTGTTGGTAGCGCACGCTGTTCAGATTTTTTCCACAAACTCATGCTGCCAAGCCTCCACCGACTATCAAGAGAACACCTAGCACAATAACACCAATCGGAACACTGAAGGAACAGATGCCGACTACAACACAAATTGCGCCAACAAGTTCAACTGCTGTTGTGATTACTTCTCTAATTTTCATGACCAAATATCCAATACTGCTGGTTCTGCTTCTGGGGTTTCAGGTTTGCTTGTTGCACGATCTAATGCCATAACCATAGCAATACAAGCGTCAATCTTTCGTTTGCTTTTGCCTTTGCTTAATGTCCAACCTTTGTCGCTCATGCGCTGCGCTGCAGATAACACTTGGTCTGTGAAGGTTGGTGATCCGTCATGTGCGACCTTTTTGGCAACAATCATTTCATAGGCGTTACCGCAAGCAGGGATCATGCGTGATGCTGACTGTGGGAAGGTAACTAGGTTCATGCCTTCATCAGAAAGGTATTCGGCTGAACGCTCAAAAAACGCAGGGTCATAAACGAACTCCCTTACCTCATAGGTGTTGTGCAGTTCTCGCAGGTGTGCTTCCACTCCAGCAATGTCAATGCCTTCCAGTTCTGGATTCCAGATCTTTGCCCGAACAACAACCCTGTCCTCTTGTGGTTGTGCCACACAGACTGCGATTGTGTCACGCTTCAACGCCATATCTATCCCCACCCACACAGGCAGATCAGGATCAAGTTGATGTGTATGCGATACACATTGTTCCCATGCACCAGAAGGCAACCATGATTCTTGGCTTCTAGTCCAGTTGTTTAATCGCCATCTGCGCACACTGGATTCAGCAGACTGTTTCACTGCTGCAGCCAGATCCTCTGGATCAAGCAAGCCTTCCGCAAGGTTCGGGTTCGCAATCATCCACGCTTTACGGTCATTCAGGTCACAGTCCTCTGGGGCTTCCCACCACCAGAACCCAAATGTCTCATCATCAACTTCACCTGCAGCAACCTGCTTCCCGTACTGGTACATCTGTCCTGCTGGTGAATCCAAATCAAATCCTGCTGTGGTGATGCTGATGCTGATTGGTTCAATACGGTTTCCTGAACCCAACTGCATCTGGTCTAACAGGTCACTGTTTGATTGACCCCACACTTCGTCTATCAGTGAAACTGATGGGTTTAGTCCAGCCAAACCTTTGACTTCACTGGACAGCACACGAAACACTGAACCGAATCGTGGCATCTCAATAGCGTCACGATAAATCTTTGCCTCAGCATTAAGCAACGGGCTGTTCTGAATCTGTTGTTTCGCTTCACCGAAAATGATTCGTGCCTGCTGCCTGTCGTTAGCAATCGCATAAATCTCTGAACCTGCTTCACCACTGATCATGGTGAACACACCAAGCGCACTCATCATCAGGCTCTTACCGTTCTTGCGTGGTAATCCAATTAACGCTCTGCGATAACGCAGCCTGCCAGTTTCATCATTGCGCTCAAGCAAAGAACGCAGCAACCACTTCTGCCAGTTAGTGAACTCTAATGGTGCGCCAGCCTTAAAACCTTTCAACACTTGAAAGTGCGCTTCAGCAAAAGCAATCAGTTCATCACCATCTGTTGATGTGAACTTTCGTGGCGTATAAAACGCAGGCTTCCACTTACTTGCTGGCAGTACGCTTTTCGGCAATGCGCCTGTGGAGATCGCTGAA